GGCATTACGCCCCATTCGGAAACAAGTCTGTGGATCTGAAGATAAAATTCCTCTGCGCCCCTGCGGGCACAGATTGTAAACTCTTCAGTTACAAAACTTGCCCCAATGGGGAATACGGCATAAACATGCCTCAGCTAAAAGCTGGCCTATGACCACATCATAGGACTTTCCTTTTTCTTCCAGTCGGTCTGGTTTTTCGCCTTTAATTAATCCCAGTTGGTCTGGTTTGAATGGGTTACGGGGCGACAGTTCCTCGATACTGGTACCACACGGGCACATTGATGAAGAAATTGAGCGATAAGTCCGTGCCTGCGGCACAATACTTCTCAATCGTCGCACATCGCGTCGTTTGTCCTTGAGCTGGGTGCATCAGCACTTCCAGCGTTGCAAAATCTTCATCAGAAGCAGTAACAAGGACGGTACGCTGAGGTGTCGTAGCTGCGGCTGCATCAGTTGATTGCATCAAAGCGTGTGAGTAATTCGGGAGAGACACACTCACCCCAGCGTTGGTGATGGTGTTTGTCAAGGCTAAACCACCACCGCTACCTTCGAGATTCTTCACGTAGAAGGATGCATCATTGATGCCTGTCTTGGTGGCTTGAGTGAGATATTGCCGTGATGTTCCTCCTCCAGCAAGTAGCGCCACAGCTGTCCTCGTCACTTTGACAGGATGCTGGGCAAATGTACCGCTGGATTGGTTGTAGAAATTGTAGTGCCACATCATCGACCCTCGAACACCCGCAAACGCAGGTGCTATCCAATTGTATGGCGTGTTGAAGGTATAATTGACGGGGAAACTGCTGGCTGGTGTGACAAGACCTTTACCGGTCCAAAAACCTGCTGGATCATATCCAAAGGTAAGTGGGAAACGGGTTTGTGTGTGTGACACGATAGCTAGTTGGTTGGTGGTGTCTGAAGCCACCTCCCAAATTTCATTCAAGTAGGAACGTCGCAAAACCTGACGCAATGAACGGACACATTCTCCCATGTTGACCGCAAATCGCTCTTCACTCTGTCCTTGAGCATCACCAATAGTGTCAGTCTCCACAGGGGTCTCAAAGACACGCTTACTCTGCGTCGTCCACTGGGACCATTGTGGTGGAGAAACGGGATTTGCAAATTCCAAGTTTTCCGCACCACGAACGGATACAATGACATCAATGGAGGAGGTCGCAACAGGCGCCGTCAGCACGTTCAATACACGCATGACAAGCAAACCATTATGATAACCACCCACATAGTTGGTCTGATCAACATCAGAACCATTGACAGTGTAGACGTTCTGTGGAGGTGACACATAATTCTTCAACCACGGGTAAGCTTGCGCGTAAGGCACGCGAAGCTCCATCGATGTCTCTGCACCAAGGTCAAGAACCTTGGTGATGACAGTACCCATAGTATTGGCTGTTGTCGACACGTTGCTACCTGACACTGCACGTGGTTCCCATGAAACAATGACGCGACCACGATGATACTTCGACGCAATAAAATCGAATCGAAAAATCACGTCACCGCGCCAATGCCGGAACAACCTTCCCACCCAACTCATGGGAGTAAGATAGTTCGTGTACACCGTCGTTGCTGTGTCTTGAGCGAACAAATCAGGAGTGATCGCTGAGCGAAACAATTGTGCATCAACCAACGTCGACGTAGACCAAACGGCCTTAGTCAAAATGGCTTCTCTCTGCACTATGCTCGAAATCTGCAAATCATCATCCAACTGAAGCCCTAAAGGAGCACCATCGATTGCAAGCTCATTCTTCGGGTCCAACGTGAGTTTTTCTGTGGGATAGCCAATCTCAGTGCTCGCAAAAGGTGGGAACGGTAGCAAACGAACTGGCTTGGCGGATTCAAGCACGGGCACATTCGTGAACCCGAACATAGAAGCGATATCCCCAATGGCGGTTGCACCAACAGCGGTGGCCTTCAAGAATTTCCCCACGAAGGGTAGAGTACTGAATTTATTCGCCACACCTGCAGCAGCAGACGCCAAAGACGAGACTGCACCTGTCTGTGAATACTCGGATTGTAAAGCCAAGCCCACAGTAGGACCTTGCAAAGTCACATCCTCCATCCAAGCGAAAGTTTGTATCGACACAGCCTGACCTGTCACACCATTGGCAGATGCGAGAACAGAGATAATGTCAAATGTGATGCGGCCCATCTCAGCAACATCCGCTGCAGATTGGATCGCCACATAGTTCGCAGGATAGACGAAGGGAACTGTGATTTCCCCGCCCAAACTCGTTGCAGGAAAAATCATCACGTGCGGCCTTTGCGAACGCAGCACGACGGAATTGAACGATGAAGCTGAGCCAGAATCGGCAGCCGCCCAATTTTGCAACGGTTTGTACGATGCCATCATGAGTCCGTAGTAAAACGGAGAAGCATTAATCACAAACTTTAGGTGCAAGTTTCCTCGCAACCAAGTGTAATTATCCAGCTTCTTCTTGATGATGGCGGTGTTGAAGTAGAGCGTCCATGGGTCGATCGTTGTCTTGATTCCGACTGCCTCGCTCTCCGCCCACGAGAGACTGGAGATCCGAATCGGACGTGACAGAAACTGCGCCAACTCGCCCTCACCGACATCGTCAGCTCGAGCAAGTGCCGGCATCTCACCAGCTTCGACATCCACGACCATGTTCGCGACATCCACGAACGAGGTTGTGACTTCATTCTCTGCGGACACTTCGGTAGCATCGGCTTGCGTCTGCCATAAGCCCTCCAGGCCTGTATATCGCATCCCTTCACGATCACACAGCCTCTCAGCTTCTTCTTCCTTTGTTTTTGGTTTTTGTGTTTTGTGTTGTTTGTTTTGTTTGTTTTGGTTAGCAAGTCTGTTTATGGACCCCGCGGCTGACTCATGCCACGGGGTACTTTTGGAGCTTGTGGTCCATCAACCTAGACCATGTGTAAATACACACTTCGGGGAACGCCCTGGTGAATGTACGTCCGTCCACTCTACTTCCTTGTTTGCTCATTTCGGAAGTCAGTAACTACAAGACGCACTGGTTTTTGCGCTGCTAATTAGCATAGGGTGTCCAGCCACCCATCGTTGTGCGTCGCACGCACCCGCTCATACGAACGAGAGGAGCGCTCGAATGCCGCACAGCATTCCTGCCAAGTCCGGAGTTCTCCCACCATCCAGTCGGTCAAACCTTCTGAAATGATGACTCCCTCAAACTTCTTTCGCCATTCTTCAAACTTCTCCTTGCCATGAAAGAAGTATTCGTTCAACGCACCCTGCATAATGGCGACTGCATGTGCTTGTGGGACGGTGTCTTTGTCAATGATACCAACCACCAGTGAACTTTGAATTGACGCCTCATCCAACGGTGCCAACATGGCTCCCACTTCATCGTCGAAACGCCAGGTCCTCTTCAAGAACGAGGCATCATCAATGTTGATAAATGGAACCGACACACTTTCCTTGTCAGCCATTGTGTACTCAACACCAATCTCAGCCAACTTGCCAGCAATCACTGTATGGTTGAACCAGTCCGATCCTTTGCGCACTCCCATGATGTTGTCATCACCATAGGTGTACAGACGAACGTGCCTCTTGAAGTGTGCTTTCTCCGCTTCCGGCGCCACCTGTCTGAAGACATATCGCATATACAGCGAGTTCACAAGACTATTCACGATCACTGTGAGAGGGTGTCCAGAAGGGTTCGAACCCATAAACATCATCAGATCGCCATTAAAGTTCGTGAAAGCAAACGCTGTGTCCTCAGCCACGCACCAGATCTCGTCGATTGCATCTTGATCCATACCTGCTGCATCGGCAAACTGCACAATGATCCAGTAGGCATACAAGATGAAACAGGACCCCATACGCTTGTCGAATTTCCCGAAATCACCAGCAACGACTCTGTCCTTACCAAACACGGTGAGGTAGTCGTAAATGTGGCCCCATTCGGTGGATTGGGCAACAGTTCCAGCTCCCAGTTCAAACAGAAGACGATTGCATTGTGCGAGGCGAATAAACCACAACAGACGCTGACGCACCGCAATGGTCCAAGCCATAGGCCCACCAACAAAGACACGAACCTTTTCTGCAAGCACCTTCTTTTCAGGGATAGCCTGATCCTTCAAGTGTGCCATAAAGATGGGATTGGCCTTCTGCTTGTTAGCGTACGCCTGATTGACACTACCAACTGCTGCTGCCATATCAGCTGTCAGCCCCCAACGTCCCGTCTCGCGGTCGAGCTCAAGATAGCGGCGTTTGGAACAGTTAACAGGCGCGCCTGCCGACGTATTCTTATTCAGAGCGTCAACATACGCCACACCGTCGGCCCCATTGATGGCCGTGTCAACTGGATAGAAGTGCACATCCTGTTCCCAGTTCTCAGGCAGATGTGGTAGGATCTCAGCTACATAATCCTTGGCACACTGACTCAAAAGCTGGACATCAACCGTCCTGTTGGTAGTCAATAGATCCTTCAGTGCAAGTGAAAACGGCTTCCACGACTTCAAATTGGGGGCACGTTTGTCAGTCGTTACACCCAACTTGGACATGGCCTCAGCAATAAAAGTGGGTCCTACTTTCGACGCTCCCTTAGGTCGAAAAGTGGGATCACCACCCACAACGACTGCTGTACCTTGCTCAAAGTGCGTATGACTCTTGTTGTGCACTGGTCCAATGTGCTGTTCAATAGCTCCCACCTTGGTCTGAGGGGCTCCAGTTGAAACACGCGAAAACTCAAATTGACTCATGACATCCTTCATCATATCTTGAGTGAAAACCAGAGAGGCAGCAAATGTACCGTTACCAGCCACGTGCATACCCAACAACATGACAGCACCGTTCACACGACCAAACAAAGGACTGCCGCATTCACCAGCAACTGTAGCACGCGACGGTTTGCAAAAGTATACAGGCTCGTTCTCCACACCACCTGCAGTGATGATACCACCATAACGGATATTAGCAACCGACAATCGCTCAACACCGTCTGGATGTCGCACAATGTACATACCTTCTGCTTTTCCTCCAAATCTCTCCAAAGGGACCAACGGAATCAAATTCTTGCGCACAGGTGCATGGATCACTTCCACTGCCAAGATATCAGAACCGGGCACTTGGTACGTGCGAACACTATCTGCTGGAAAACTGATGTTGGCCGTGACATCAAAAGCGTTAGACTCGAACACCATCGTAATCTCGCTTCCTTCAATCCAAGCATGCTTGTTGATCAGATAAACACGCGAACTAATACACAACATACGTGTGTG